GTTTTTACAAGTGGCAAGCAATCAGTCACTTGCACCCTTTGCAAAGTTTCAATACGTGATAAGAGAGATTGCCAAGTCGCTTGACTTAGACCCAGAGAAAGTGACGAACAACATGGACGAAGCTGCACTGCAAGCAGAGATCATGAAAAAATTCCAACAGCAACAGCCACAACAGCCGACAGCACCTGCAGGGGCAAATCCCCAAGATCCAACTGGAGCAGGTGGTGCGACTATAGGAACAGGGCAAGTACCGTTGCCACAGGAACAAGGATTTACAGGAAATGAACAACAACCTCAACAGCCAAGCCAACAGCCTACAGGACAAGCTACTCAGCAAGCTCAAGCCCTTGGTGAACAACAAGGACCAATGGGACAGCTTCAGTGATTACGTTAATTATCTTATAGCACAAAATCACGCTATCATGGAGCAGACAAGTGATCTTGTTATGCTTCACAGATCGCAAGGTGCTATTATGATGCTCAAGAGACTACGACAACTCAGGGACTCTGTAAACAACACAGGAAAGTAAAATGGGCAACCCTTATGTAAAACAACTTTTTAGAAAAGCAGACGTTGATGTTAAAGATGTTATAGGCAAGAAGTTTGATAGGCTAGTACCAAAAGAAAAGCTACCTACAACTCAATCTGTTTTGTCTACTAATAAGGCAGATCCTTTGGAAATAGGAGTCAATCCAGCTTTTGAAGATGGCAAGTTTTTAAAAGGTTACACAAAAGAAACTTTAGAGGATCTACGATTAAAATCTAAAAACGCAACAGCAGGAGGGGCAGATAAAGATGCTTTAATGAACGCTTCTGTGGAAGAGGGAAAACAAGTAGGTATAAGATTAAATTTAGGCTCTAACATTCCAGACTCTCCTAAAGGACTGAACAAGCTACAAACTGTACACGAAAAAAACTACAATGGTAAAGCCTTGTCTTATCAACCTTTTGTGACTGTGCAAGATGCTGTGTTTACTGTTAGCCAAGCTGGTAGAAGAAGTATAGCTTCTAAAATACAAGGACTAGATGTTCCAGAAGCAAAAGCTAAATTTCCTGCTATGTCTGTTGATGGTAAGTATACCACAGGAAGAAATGTTTTAGAGGAAATGGATGAGGGTGTTGTTGAAATAGGTTTTAATCCTGCTAATACACATTTATTTGTAGACATGAAAACTGGACAAGCTGTTAAAAGTGCTGATATAGCCACAGTTGTCGGAGACAGAGTATTTGCTAAAGGTGTTAAATACATGAAAAAAGCAGATGCTCCTAAACCAATGGACGCTTCTGATGGAACTAAGTTAAGCAGTGAGGTTAGGTACAAATTTAAAAAGGGAGGAACTATGTTAGGGCAACAAACACAAATGGCTTTTATGAATGAAGGTGGCATGAAAGATGATGGTGGCGAAACAGAACCAACATCAGGCAACAAAGTTCCCTCTGGCTCACTAAAAGAAGAAGTAAAAGATGATATACCTGCAATGTTAAGCGAGGGAGAGTTTGTGTTCCCTGCAGATGTTGTGCGATACATTGGCCTTGAAACATTAATGAAGATGCGTCAAGATGCCAAGCAGGGTTTGAAGATGATGGAAAAAATGGGACAGCTTGGCAACCCAGAAGAAGCAGAGCTACCAGACGATATTCCGTTTGGCATGGCAGACTTGATAGTTGTATCAGGCGAGATGAAAGATAAAGAAGAAAAAGCTGAAGGTGGTGCAGTTGGCCTAGCAAATGGTGGTGGGTTATTTGATGATCCCAGATTCCAAACAGCTACTACAGGACAACCAGACCCAACAGTTTACACACCAGAGGAAGAGCAACAGATAAAAGAAGGTTTGGATGCTACAGTTCAACCAACAGACATACAGATAAAAAAGATAATTAATCCTAGTAATCCTGATGACTTCATGATGTGGTCCTTTGACAGAGATGGTAATCCTTTGTATCCATTACCTGAAGGATACGTTGTAGATGATACACCTGTAGAGGAATCGTACTATAACGCTGTAGCTGGAGATTATGGACAACGACAAGAAGAATCTTCTGGCGATAGTTTGCCTGATCCAAGAGATTCAGCAGGAATGACCTTACCCAAAGAAAGAGATTTTATAGACAGTGATTTATACGGTGAAGGGAATAGAAAAGGTAAGTATGCTTTATTTAGTGATGGTAAGCCTATAAGATTGCAAAAGACTACGCTTGATAATCTATCTATGGAATATGACAAAATTAAAAACTTAGAGGGTATGGATAAACTGACATTCCAAGATTACTACAATTTGCCCACATATGACAAAGTTAGGTTTTCTCTAAGAATGTCTATGGGTAGAGATCCAAGTGCCACTGAAATAAACTCTGCTATAAATCAAGCAAAGAAAAGTCCTGTAGGGTTATTAAGCTTTTTAAGTCCTCTAGTTTCTACAATCAAAACTTTATTAAGTCCTGATGCTTCTGGAGAACAGAGACTTACAGATAAAGAGTTTGAAAGATCTAGGCAAGCACGTATGACAGCAACGCAAAATCTACAAAATTTAATTAGCGATCCTTCAAAATCAGTTTATGGGAAAGGTGTTATATCTGATGCAGACTATCAGAAGTATAAAGCAGATACTGAGCTACAATCTCAAGCTAGATTCCCATCAACAGGTAAAGTTGGAAAAGTTGATGACTTCTTATTAGGTATTCAGCGAGATCCTAGCAAACCTAATGAACCACCAAAAATAATGACACCAGATGGTATGAAAGATTTGACAGCCGATGCGTTGGGAAGAATAGAAAAGAACAGACAAGATGTTGCAAACAAAGCGTTTGAAAACTTTCAAAAAGAAGCTGCAAAACTTAGACCTGACATACAACGAGCAGAAGAACGAGCAGGTAGTGGACGAACAGGTGACTTAGATACTGTAGAACAAGTTTCAGCATTTGAAGATCAGATGCGAGAAGCTCAAGCTATAGCAAGAGGAACACCTAGAAGTGGTGGTAGTGGTGGAGGAAGCAATAGACCTATAGGTTCAGGACCTGCACCATTTTTTGACTATGATAGTGCAGGAACACCTTTCTACGTAGGTGGTGTACCCACCAAACCTATGAAACCACAAAGACTGAAGAAAGGTGGTATAGCTTCACCCAAAGCTAAACCAAAGAAAATGAAGAAGGGTGGATTGGCTTCATCACGTAAAAAATAAATCCACGATATGTTGGCTACCTAACTCCCCATCAACATGGCATACAGTTAGCCCTAACGAAAGGTAAAGTAAATGGCAGAAGCAAAAGTAATGGTGCAAGACGCAACACCAAAAAAAGTAATGGCGTTGGCATCTCGTAAATATTCAAGAGATGATAAAATTAAAAAGGACGAAGAGGAATTAGAACAACTTCTCGCAGAGCAAAAGGGAGAGGTGAAGGAAGAAGCTGAAGAGCAAGAACCTGAACCAACCTCTGCAGAAGAGAAGACCTTCAAGAAAAGGTACGGTGATCTACGAAGACATGCTCAACAAAAGGAAGCAGACCTTCAATCACAGATAGATCAGCTACGCACACAGCTTGACGAGTCTACTAAAAAACAAATCAAACTTCCAAAGAGTGACGAGGATATTGAAGCATGGGCAAAAGAATATCCTGATGTTGCTGGCATCGTGGAAACAATAGCTATCAAAAAGTCACGAGAGCAAGCAAAAGCTTTGGAAGACAAGATTAAACAGATAGACGAGATGCAGGTATCTGCCACAAAGGAACGAGCCGAAGTGGAGTTACTTAAACTGCATCCTGATTTTGTGGACATCCGTGAGGACGATGACTTTCATAACTGGGCTGAAGAGCAACCTAAATGGGTACAGCAAGCTCTGTACGAAAATGACAACGATGCAAAGTCTGCAGCTAGAGCCATTGACTTATATAAGGCTGATAGAAATATCGGCAAAAAAAAGTCAACATCTAAAGATGCTGCGTTTGCAACAAATACTAAAACGTCACGGACTAAACCTCAGACAAATGATGAATCATCATATCTGAAAGAGTCTCAAGTACAAAAAATGTCCTCACAGGAATATGAAAAGCGAGCAGATGAAGTCATGGAAGCTATCCGAACAGGTAAGTTTGTATATGATGTTTCTGGTTCAGCTAGATAAAAAAGTGTTGACATTTAATAAATTATACATATAACTATGTGTATACTATCAAACATGCACGTATAACCCCTTTATGGACAACTTATAAGTGCATGTTATTCTAGCAAAAAACAATGTGATGAGAATAACCTAGTTTAACTAGCCCAGAATGTACATCTGCACCTAGACTTGAATTAGCCCCTGTATCAGTAATTGTAATTTGCATCTGTGAACCTGAAAAAGTAAGGAGGATTAACTATGGCTTTTTCAACTGCTGCAGGATACGGAAACTTACCCAACGGTAATTTTAGTCCTGTAATCTACTCCAAACAGGTGCAACTTGCGTTTCGTAAGTCATCTGTTGTGGAAGGTATCACAAACTCTGATTATTTCGGTGAGATTGCTCAGATGGGTGATACTGTTAAAATTATCAAAGAGCCAGAAATTACGGTAAAATCGTATGCTCGTGGCACAACAATCACACCTCAGGACTTGGACGATGAGGACTTTTCTTTAGTCGTTGACAAAGCAAACTACTTTGCATTTAAAGTCGATGACATTGAGGAAGCTCATTCACATGTCAACTTCCAATCTTTAGCAACTGACAGGGCTGCTTACAGACTTTCAGATCAGTACGATCAGGAAGTACTAGGCTACCTATCAGGTTATGCACAGACTGCTCTACATGCTAGACCAAGCTCTGTGAATACATCTGTGTCTGGTTCTAAAGCTGTATCAACTGCTGCTTCAAACGAATTGCTTGCAACTATGCAGGTAGATGCTGAAGACTTCAACGGTGGTTCTTCAGGCAACTCTATTGTTGTTCAGCCAAGAGGTATGGGCGATGGTGTTAATACCACTGCTGCACATGCTACACCTCTAGCTGTTATCAACAGAATGGGGCGAAAGCTTGACCAACAGTTTGTTGATAAAGAGGGAAGATGGCTTGTAATCGACCCAGTCTTTGCTGAATTGCTAAAAGATGAAGACTCCAGAATTATGAATGGTGACTTTGTTTCTTCAAAGGACGAACTCAAAAATGGAATGATCTTTGGCAACTTGCATGGCTTTAAAGTGTACATGTCTAACAACCTACCTGCGAAGGGTAATGGTCCTACAGGAGCAACTGCTACTGGATCATCACACTACGGAGTGTTAGTTGCAGGACATAGTTCAGCAGTAGCCACTGCAGAGCAAATCAACAAAACAGAGACATA